AAGAGAAAAGACAGGTCCAAGAAAAATTAGTTATCAGCATAGAAGAAAAAAAACAAGAAAAGATTTAAAGCTTGCATAAGGGTGTTATATTTTAAGTAGCTTACATTTTTTATGTCTAAGGGTGTTTCAATGACTAAAGCAGATAAAGATCCCACAGGGGGTCTTACTGCTAGAGGTCGGAGAAAATACAACCGAGCAACAGGTGGAAACTTGCAAGCCCCTGTTACTAAAAAGACAGGTCTTTCTCCTAGACAGAAAGCAAGAAGAAAATCCTTCTGTGCAAGAATGTCTAAGGTAAAAGGACCGTTAAAAAAAGATGGCAAGTTAACTCGTAAAGCCCTTGCATTACGCAAGTGGAATTGCGGATCAGTATAAATTAACAAAACGAAAATCTTAATATCAAAAGTGCCTGATGCGTCAGATAACACTTGAGAGAACAGACAGTAGTAAAGTTAGTTTCTCAAATTATCTAAACAACTCAAAGGATTTTTATTATGGCTAACGCCACAGTATCACGCCTGGGTTTGGTAAACAATACAGGAACAGACTTTGACGCTCTGTTTCTGAAGGTGTTTAGTGGAGAAGTTCTTACAGCATTTGCTCGTAACAACATCTTCAATGAGCAACTACATTCTGTTCGTACCATAACTTCAGGTAAATCAGCACAGTTCCCAGTAACAGGGGCTGCAACGGCGGCGTATCACACACCAGGCACGCCATTGGTAGGGGCAAACCAGATCTTGGCAAATGAAAAAATTATCAGTATAGACGACCTCCTTATATCACAGGCCTTCGTAAGTAACTTAGATGAACTCAAGAACCACTATGATGTTAGGGCTACTTACGCTGATGAATTAGGCAAGGCACTTGCTAAAACATACGACCAAAACGTAGCGAAGGTAATTGCTAATGCTTCAAGAGCATCTACAACACTTACAGGTGGAAGCGGTGGTATCACAGCTACTTTGGCTTCTGGTAACACAACTTCTGCTGCTGTATCAGGTGACGAACTAGCTGGTGCTATCTATGACATTGCACAGACAATGGATGAAAGAGACATTCCTCCAACAGATCGTTTCTGTGTATTGCCACCTGCTGAGTACTACAAACTAGCTGAGTCTGCTACAAGAACAGTAGATGTTGACTTTAACCCAGGTGGTAATGGTTCATTTGCATCAGGTCGTGTACAACAGATTGCTGGTATTCCAGTAATGATGAGTAACAACGTACCTCAATCAAACGTAGGATCAAACCCATCAGGAGCAAACAACACCTACTCAGGTGACGATAGTAAAACTATTGGTCTTGTCTTCCACAAGTCTGCTGTTGGTACAGTAAAACTTATGGA